CAGAAGAACAATCAAACCCAAGATAAAATTAATGTTAATGGTATAAAGGTTTCAAAAAAACTACTTAATAGAGAATCACTGAGGACATGTCCCGTATGCAATTCTTTTTCGAGAAAGGCAAAAGACGATGTTTACTTGATTAAGTTTGAGTGTTGTGAAGCATGTTTTGATAGATATGTGGACGGCAGAGAAGAAAGATGGCTAAAAGGTTGGAGACCGAATAATTAATAAAAGAGGAATTTATAATGGCAACAGTTTATGAAATCGTTCAAGGTTTATCGCAGGCCGCAGCAAACGCATTTGACGGCGCCTTAAACGAAGATGGAGAGCAACTTATCGCAGGACTCCAGCGAGAAGAGGGAGATGCGATTTTAGATAAGAGAGTATTGGACGGCTTTAATGTTAAGTTTTATGGCAATATGATGTGCCTTTCTTATCAATCAGAAGTACAAATTCATGAAGTATATACTAACGGATTTGAGACCGAGATAGAACAGCGCTTAGCCGATATTTCCAAGTTCCTTAAAAAAGAATATAAGAAGATTACAGGCGACTCTGTAACGCTGACAAAAGAAGGCGAAGCTGATATTCGTGTTGAGGGCACATCTCGTATTCGTTCATGGGTAACTGCCAAGATGCATTATAAAGTTGGCGGACTCAATGAGGATATGGCTATTGAGACTCCCTCTAAAGACAGGGTAGAAGCTAGTTGGAAAACGTTTCTCGATCAAGGCGGCTGGCAAAAGAAGCGCCCAGATAACGATACTCGAAAGAAAGGGTCAGAGGTAGAAAAGAAATGAGTAGACCTAGAAAAAATGTTAAGAGAATCGATCCGCGATACTTTTTAGATGAAACCGCACATCGCGATGAAATAAATGAAATCTTCGGGTGGTCAGCTGAAGAAAAGATAATGAAACTGGAAAACGATTGGACTGAGAAAATGGGTCGCGTCAACAGCGTCAAGATAGATGGAGACCCCCTAGGAATGCCTGGTACAATAACAATTGTTCCCCCCAGAGTCAAGGGCGACACCGGTGATTCGTGGGCAACCGCTTTGGCGATATATAGCCTTTTTGGGTTAGACTCTAAAAAAGGACACAAATACGCTAAAAAAACAGGCGATGCGGCTGCGGCGACATTATATGATAGTCTGAACAAGAGAATAAACTCAGACGGTCTGAACGGCATCACTACTCTGGACCAATGGGAAAAGCTAACAGCAGCAAAAAAAGAAAAAGACCAAGAACAGAGTTCCAGAGAACACACCGCCCAACAGTACGAGAAAGATAAAGCTCAACGTGGCGCTGACCGCCAAGCCCGTGCGCAAGCCGACGCCGAAAGAGCTGAATTGATTCGCCAACTTGCCCGATACGGCGAGAGAGGAGAGCACGTAGAAACTGCAAGCACTCAAGAGTTAAAAGACCTTTTGCATAATCGAAGCGGACAATACAAAGAAAGAGAATATCTAAGCCAACAGAGAGAGAGGTAGAAAAGAAGTGAGAAGAAAAAACAAGAAGTTTATTGATCCACGATATTTTATGGAGGAGAAGACAGAAAAGGCAAAAACCCTCACCGAGAATGAGCGGTTTACGGGAGGTTCTATAGATATCGAGCCTTTGTCGGACGAAGAACAAGTAGGCGCTACTGATGCTTATTATGAGTTGTTTGATTTTCTTATGAATTCAGATCTTCCAGGCAACAAGCCTTCCGAGAAGTTGCAATATGCCCTTCGATGGATTGCCAAGTTTGAAGCCACACAAAAATGAATGACTTTTCAATTAGACAAAAAGCAGAAAGTAAAAGAAATACTAAAGTGCGGTAAAGATCCCTCGTACTTTTTAAAGACGTATGCCCGTATATCACACCCGATGCACGGGCTAATTTTATTTGATACGTATGATTTTCAAGATGAGTTGTTGACGAACTTTAATGATTATCGATTTAATGTAATTCTTAAAGCTCGACAGCTAGGCATATCAACTGTTACCGCCGGTTACATCGTTTGGATGATGTTATTTCATCGCGATAAGGCTATTCTTGTTATGGCAACTAAGTTTGCGACTGCCGGTAACCTTGTCAAAAAAGTCAAGAGTATTATGAAGAACCTTCCAGACTGGCTCAGGATTGCAACCATTGATATCGATAACAGAACTTCCTTTGAGCTTTCCAACGGCTCCTCAATCAAAGCAGCTTCAACCTCCGGAGACGCTGGTCGTTCAGAAGCTCTATCGCTTCTTGTGCTTGATGAGGCGGCCCATATCGAAAACCTAGAAGATCTTTGGACCGGCTTATATCCTACGCTGTCTACTGGTGGGCGTTGTATTGCGCTCTCAACTCCTAATGGTGTGGGAAACTGGTTTCACAAGGCTTGTGTTGAGGCTGAATCGGGCGCAAACAATTTTCAGCTAACCACTCTTCCATGGGATGTACATCCGGATAGAAACGAAGAATGGTATAAGAAAGAAACGCGCAACATGTCTAAGCGACAGATTGCCCAAGAGCTTCAATGCAATTTCAACACTTCTGGCGAAACCGTTATCGATCCAGATTGCATGGAATGGCTTTTAACCATGGTTAAGGAGCCTAAGTATCGGACAGGGTTTGATCGTAATTTTTGGATTTGGGAAGAATATGATCCGAGTTGTAACTATCTACAAGTTGTTGACGTTGCAAGAGGAGACGGCGCCGACTTTTCTACTTTTCACATTCTCAAGCTTGAAACTCTAGAGGTAATTGGAGAATACCAAGGAAAGGTAACTCCCGATTTATTTGCTAATATGCTCAACCAAGTCGGCCGAGAATTTGGGAATGCAATGATGGTGGTTGAGAACAACAACATTGGCTACACAGTTTTGGATAAGCTGATAGAATATGAGTATCCTAATTTGTATTATTCAATTAAATCTACTCATGAATATATTGAGCAGTATCAAGCAGAAACCACCACATCTGCGGTACCAGGCTTTTCTACTACTATGAAAACTCGACCGCTCATCATTGCGAAATTAGAAGAGTTTATCAGAAACAAACTAATTAAACTATATTCATCTCGCACCATTAACGAGATGAAGACTTTCATTTGGAAAAACGGAAAACCACAAGCAATGAAGAGTTATAATGATGATCTTATTATGGCATTAGCAATTGCATGCTGGGTACGAGATACAGCATTGCAGGCAAATGCTCGAGAATTGAATTATCAAAAAGCTTTTGTGAATGCGATTATCACAACCAAAACTACAATGAATACACAGATTAAAGGACAACACGGATATAAAGGTGACAACATTTTAGATAAAATGACCGAAGCCGAAAAACTGTATGAACAATATAAATGGATTATAAAGTGAGAACATAAATGCCTCCTAGAAGAAACGCAAAAAACCCAGCAAATTCAGATTCAACTCTTTTTAAAGCGTTGACTAGATTATTTTCTGGACCGATTATTAATTATCGTTCACAGTCGGGCCGCAGAATTAGAAGGCAACATTTAGACAAATTTGGTTCAAGATTTAAATCTGCGTCAGGACAACAGTTCAAAAAAGCTCTTTATAGTCCTTTAGATGTTATTGCCACCGATGCAATCGCAAATCAGCGCAGAACTGAGCGCTATGTAGACTTTGATCAAATGGAATACATGCCAGAGATTGCATCCTCCATGGATATCTACTCTGATGAAATGACCACACACTCAGAGCTTCGTCCGATGTTGAACATTAAATGTCCCAACGAGGAAATCAAAGCGGTCCTTACTATCTTGTTTGATCAAGTCTTGAACATTCAATACAATTTGTTTGGTTGGAGCCGCACCATGTGTAAGTATGGGGATTTCTTCCTGTATTTAGACATTGATGACAAGTACGGTGTTAAATCGGTTATTGCTTTGCCTGCAGCCGAAATTGAACGCCTCGAGGGTAAAGACTCTACTAATCCCAACTACGTTCAATATCAATGGAACTCTGCAGGAATGACTTTTGAAAACTGGCAGATTTGCCATTTCCGCATTCTAGGAAATGATAAGTATGCTCCTTACGGCACATCAATTTTGGAGCCAGCACGACGCATCTGGCGCCAGCTAACACTCATGGAAGATGCCATGATGGCATATCGCATCGTTCGCTCATCTGAGCGCCGCGTATTCAAGATCGACGTTGGCGCCATTCCTCCACAAGACGTGGAGCAATATATGGAGAAGGTTGTAACGCAACTTAAGCGACATTCCGTTATTGACCCCACCACCGGTCGTGTCGATTTGCGTTATAACCCGATGAGTATCGAAGAAGACTATTATATTCCCGTTCGCGCCGGCTCTGCGACGGAGATTCAATCACTTGCCGGCGCCCAAAATATCACTCAAATCGATGATATCAAATATCTTCGTGACAAGCTGTTCTCGGCGCTGAAGATTCCTGCGGCATATCTTTCAATGGGCGAAGACGCAGCAGAAGATAAAACCACCCTTGCACAAAAAGACATTCGTTTTGCAAGAACAGTTCAAAGATTACAGCGCGTCATTATCGCTGAGCTTACGAAGATAGGAATTATCCATCTTTATACATTAGGCTTCAGAGGCGATGACTTGCTTAGTTTTGGCTTGACACTTAATAATCCCTCCAAGATTGCTGAACTACAAGAGCTAGAACATTGGAAGCAGAAGTTTGATATTGCTGCTTCTGCCACAGAAGGCTATTTCTCTCGCCGTTGGGTTACAGAACATGTTTTTGGCATGTCTCACGAGGAATTCGTGCGCAACCAGAGAGAAATGTATTATGATCGGAAGCACGATGCCGCCCTTCAAGCTGTGGCAGAAGCAGCAGCGGCCGAAGGGGCCGGCGGCGGCATGGGCGGTGACCTTGGTGGCGACCTTGGCGGTGACTTAGGCGGTGACTTAGGGGGTCCTGAAGAAATGCCGGCCGCTGAAGCAGGGGGAGAAGCTGAAGAAGCTCTTGGCGGTGGCGACGAGTCTGCATTATTGGCAGTTCCTCCCGGTTCGCGTAATGCGCCAAGACTTACGCCAGGAGCTAAAGGAAAAGTTTATCATCCGGTAAAAAGAGATAAGCGCGCTGGAACTGGTCCTCGAACGCGCTCATATGCAGCAAAAAGAAGCGCCGAAAAGAGTAGCGCCACAATGAGAAATGTGTTTCCAGGCTCAGAGATTAATAGTTTGGCGAAGCCAGCTGGAATTTCAGTAGGTATTTATGAGGAAGACCAATCTATTTATAAATTGAGAGAAGAAACAGAAGAAGACAAACTGTTTGAAACTAGTGAATCTGTTCGTATGCTGCTTGAAGGCTTAGAGAGCAAAGAAAATATATTGGAGCACAAGAATGAAAATAAAGCATAATAAAAAGAGAAACACTGCTTTTGTTTATGAGGCACTTATAAGAGAAGCAACTGTGGCAGTCCTTAGAAGTGAACACGAAAAGAAAGATAAGGTGATTTCCATTATCAGAAAACATTTTCAAAATGGAAGTGTGCTTAAAACAGATTTAGAATGTTATCGTTCTTTATACGAGAATCAGAATGTAGATCAAGCTACTTCTGAAAAAATTATAAAAGAGTCTCGTTTACAGAAAAGACTCATTGACGAGTCCGCCTTGTTTAAACAGCAGACAGCATTAATTCATGACATCAATAAGGAAATTTCATCGAGTGTTTTTGATAATTTTGTTCCAAGCTATAAAACGCTAGCGACAATTGATCAGATATTCTCCACTAAAATCTCTCCAAAGAATCAAGTGATTTTAGAAAGTGAAATTATCACTCGCATGACGAGCGAAAAACAGGAGAGTAATTTAAAAGTTCCGATTGATAATATTACATATAAAACTTTTGTTACAAAATTTAACAATAAATATGATAACGAATTACTAGATGAACAGAAAAACCTTTTAACATATTATATTGCTTCTTTTTCAGATAACGCTTTGGCACTAAAAAGTTTTTTAAACGAAGAGATTGGCCGCCTCAAAACAAAACTTGTGGCAGCCAAGAAAGCCGAAGAAATTAAAGCAGACAAAGAGATGCTTAGAAAGACAGAAGAAGTTATAGCCAAATTACAATCTTTCTCCAAAGAAGGTCTCACAGAAAACGTACTTTTAACAGTCTTAAAGACTCAAACACTAGTCGAGGAAATCTATAATGGCAATCACGATTAGAATTGGCGATGAAGCCAATAAAAAACTTGTCACTCTCGAGATGGATGTTCGCAAAAGTCTCAATGGAGATCTAATGATTTTTGATCATGGCGACATTGACATTGTTCTATCGAGTGCTAAGAATAAAGTAGTTATTTTTCCTAAAGAGATTATGTCGGATTATGTTTATGGCGCCCAAAATCGCCTTTTCACTTTTCTTAGAAAAAGAGGAATACTGATACCCGAATCCATCCAAGCAGGTTCTTTTTATGGCTCCTTCGAAGGAACAATAGAAACCCCCAAGAATGAAGATGTGAGCGGCGCCAAAATGGCTCTTATTAATATTGCCAATTTTATTGACGAAGAACGCCCCTACTTTGAATCTACTGAAGCTATTATCTCTATGACTGACGACGAATTCGTTGACCCAGACAACGAAGACTCTACGAAGCTAGGAGAGGTACCTCAATCAGTCAAACAAGGTTCTATTCGCAAGGGCTTCATCAGAGATCCTTATGCGTTGAACTATCTGTATACCATATAGGAGCGCTTCTTGTGTCTGAGATGAAATTGATAATGGAAAGGTGGGGCGGCTTTCTCAAAGAAGATGTCAGCAAACCACAAACATGGGGAGAGTTATCTCAAAACATCATACTTTCACAGGCTGCAACCAAGTGGCCTCGACTTGGCAAGGCGTTGGTAAGATTTGGAGTCAAGATAGCGACCGGTAAAGCCAAGGGGGTGTTGACTGCTATAAAGGGAGTGGAGGATATTTTAGATTTCATTCCAGACGAGATACAAAACAAGCTTGAACAAGGCGCCGAGGATGCCACAGAGTGGTTAGCAACCCAAGCAAAACAACGCGGCGGACAAATTGGGGCGTTTATAGTGGACGATGTGATGGGAATGGATGATTCGCTAACCACAAATCTGCCTGGATTCGATCAATTGAATTTGGAAGATGAGTATGAGAACCTTATCGACAAGGAAAAACTTAGAAAATGGGCCCGCACTATCATGCAGCATGCCCAGTCTGTTAATCCAGATGACCCGCTCCCCAATTTGAATCAGAAATTAGAAAAGGATTTGCAGAGCGCGCTGGGAGCACACCCAGATATAGATCCGCCGGATATTAGGAAATAAAATGGAATTACTAATATTTATACTTTGTGCTTACGGCCTCACTCAAATTCTTGTTTATGGTAAGATTTTTGAGCGCTTTAGACCGAAGAGGGGAACGATAGGACAACTCTCAAGATGTTCCATGTGTGTGGGCTTTCATGTTGGTTGGTTTTTGATGTTACTTTCTCCATTTACAGAACTATTTAATTTTGATGTAACTGTAACTAATTTCTTTCTTCTTGGGTGGCTAGCGTCTGGAAC